GAGGCTTTCCTGTCCGAGATCACGGACGCCCAGAGCGCGTAACCCGTGCCTGCCCTGATCCTCCCGCGCCGTTTTTCGGGCCAACCGCAGACCGGTCGGGTCGCGCTTGCGCCCGAGTGGAACCGCGACATCCGGTCGCGCGTCTGGGTACCGAGTGCGTTCTACGACCCAACCTCCGCCAATTATTCGGACAACGGCTGGATTGGCACAGTGGCCGGGTTCGGGCTGGGGCTAGACGGCGAAGTTGCCAGTTTCACTGGTTCGCAACGGCTTCGATCGCAACAAGTCGAAGGCGGGTCGAATCAGTTCGACCCGCCACTCATGTTGGTTGTGCGGTGCATGACGACGACCGTGGCGGCCGGAGAGCGGCACGCAGTCAGCGTCGGGCGATTCGTGCGCTCCGCAGATCTGTGTCGAGTCGGGCAAAACGGCGGCAACTTGTTTGCGCAGTACCGGACACAATCCGGCAGCACAATATCGAGCATCACAGGCACCGGGCTGGCGGTTGCAGGGCAGGAATCTACGCTGGTGTTCCGGATGGGGAGATCATCCCAGTCCAACGCGTTTTATTTCAATGGGCGACTTGTTGGCACAAGCACGATGCCGGCGACGTCCACTCTCGGCGCCGAGTTGTTTTGCGTGGGCGCGGGGCACCCGTCAGATGGCGTCAATCCGTGGACTGGCGATGTGTCGATCGCGGGGTTTTTAATCGGGGACTACACCGACGACGAGGCACAGTCTCTATCCTACGACCCCGAGCAGATGATCCGCATCGAGCCGAGGCGGGTCTATTTCGATCTCGGGGCGGGCGGGGGCGCGGCGAACCTCGTCATTCAGGACGCAGCCCACGGGCACACGGCGGACGCCGTGGCAATCGCGTCCGCCCATGCGCTGATCGTCGCCGACGCATTGCATGGCCACACCGCAGACGCGGCGGATCTCTCGACGCTGCTCGAGCTTGCGATCAACGATGCGCTGCACGGGCACGCGGCAGACAATGTTGCCCTGAGCACGGCGCTTGCGCTTGTGGTGGCCTTCGCAGTACATGCGCACAGCGCGGACAGTATGGGTCTCTCCGCTGATCTGTCGCTCATCGTTGCGGATGCAATCCACTCGCATTCGGCGGATGGGGTCACGCTGGACAGTGGGAGCGCGCTCGCGATTGCGGATGCACTGCACGCACACGCGGCGGACAATCTGGCGCTCTCGTCGGCGCATGGCCTCATCGTGTCGGATGCGCTGCACGGGCATACCGCAGAATCACAAACCTTGTCGAGCGCGCACGCATTGACCATCGCGGACGCGCTGCACGGGCACATCGCCGATGCGCTGTCGCTGGACATGGGCGCGTCGCTGACGATCTCCGACGCACTGCACGGGCACACGGCGCAAAGCCTTGTTTTGACCGCTGCGCTGTCGCTCGCAATCGCTGACGCGATCCATGCGCATACGGCCGACAGCCTGACGGCCTCGGCTGTGATGAGCCTCGTAATCGATGGCGCATTGCATGCGCACATCGCAGATAACCTGGACTTTTCAGATCCCGTGATTGCCGTTTTGTCCGCGGCGCGCAAGCGATACGCGAACGAACTCACGGCGCGGCGCCGGCCTAATCTCAACTGAGCGAACCCCGATGACGACAAAACTGGTAAGCGTCGAGACCGAGCCGGTCACGCTGACCGAGGCAAAGTTGCGCCTGCGCATCGACGGGACGGACGACGATGACGATCTCACGATGCTGATCTCCGCGGCGCGATCGATGTGCGAGCAGCAGATCGACGGGTCGGTATCGGCCTGTACGTGGGATCTCAAGATTGACAAGTTTCCGGACGGGGAGATCAAGTTGATGTGGCCTCCTGTCGCGGCGATTACGTCCGTCACCTATGTCGACACCAACGGCGATGCGCAGGTAATGGATTCCAGCGCATATTCGCTGGACTCGCACTCCGAACCGGCATGGCTGCTGCCGGCCGTGGATACCGAGTGGCCGGAAACCTACGACACCGCAAACGCTGTAACGGTGCGCTATACGGCCGGCTACGGTACGTCCTGCCCTCAGCCGTTGAAGCTGTGGATTCTGCTGCATGTCGGGCACTGGTATCGCAATCGCGAGTCGGCGACCGACAAGGCGATGGTGGCGACGCCGTATGCAAACTCGCTGCTTGATCGATATCGGGTGTGGTGATGGGACTGAAATCTGGACAGCTAGACCGTCGCGTTAAGCTGCAGACCAAGGGCGTCACACAGGATTCGTATGGCGGAGCGGTAGTCACGTGGTCGGACACCGCTACGGTATGGGCGGCCGTCGAGCCGCTGCAAGGGAGGGAGTTCTTCGGCGCGCAGCAGATCGACAGCGAGATCACCATCCGCGTGCGCATCCGCTACCGGGCTGGTGTGGTGCCTGCGATGCGGGTGCTGTACGGATCGCGCGTGCTGGACATCCGCAGCGTGATCGACCCGAAAGACCGGCACGAGGAATTGCAGCTGATGTGCAGCGAGGGCTTGACCGCTGGGTAACGCAGCATGACCATTGATCGGCGCCGAATATGCGGCCGGAAAATGGAGCGGGAAAATGAAAATAATCATCAAGTCGTTTGCTGCGGTCGGCTTCGGCCTGTGTGCGCTGATCGTTGCTCAGGTCGCCATGGGCATGATCGCCGGGCAGCACGGAATCAGCGTAGTGGCGGTGGTCCTTGGCTTTCTCGGTGCCGCTGTTGGGTGGCATCGCGTCAAATGAGCGTCGATGTTTCGGAGACTGGATAACCGATGGCTGATGGCGTAACGCTCAGGGTTGATGGGTTAAGCGACCTGCAGGAAAAGCTTCGCCAGCTCGGCCCGAGGCTTTCGCGTAACGGTCTGCGTTCCGCGGTCAACGCCGGCGCGCAGGTCATCCGACGAGAGGTCAAGGCCCGCGCGCCATCCGATACCGGAACAATGCAGCGCGCGATTTACGTCAAACAGATCCGAGAGAAGTCGAGCGACGTGCAGCAGACGTTTTTTGTCGGAGTCCGATCCGGCAAGCGGTTTCAGAAAAAAGGGCTGGACGCGTACTACTGGCGGTATGTCGAGTTCGGCACGAGGAAAATGGCTGCACGTCCATTCATCCGGCCGGCATTTGAGGCCAAGAAGAGCGCGGCCGTAGAAGCCATCAAGGCAAAGCTTGCGGAACGAATCGAGAAACTGGCGGCGCAACGATGATCGAGACAACCCTATATTCCGTGCTTGTCGCTGCGGCAACATCTGCGGCTGGACGGGTCTATCCGATGGAGCGGCCGGAGAATTCCGCTCTGCCGGCGATCGTCTATCAGCGCGTGAGTACGACGCCGGACGTGACGCTTGCGGGGGACTCAGGCCTAGACGCGGTGCGGCTGCAGGTTGCGTGCTGGGCCGTGACGTATGCAGCCGCCAAGAGCCTTGCTGCGGAAGCGCGCACCGCAATTACCGGATCGGCCAGCCTCAAGGCCATTACAGAGATGGAGCTTGACGACCGAGACGAGGATACGCGCGAGTACCGCGTGATCCTGGATTTCCGAATCTGGCAGTAACCACACAACCCGCTTTCACCCACTGAACCCGCCCTGTGCGGGTTTTTGCATTTTAGGAGCAGCAAAATGTCCAACGCAATCAGCGCACAGGGTTCCACGCTGGAAATCGAAACCGGCAGCGGTTCCCCGATCACGACCGTCACCGCAGCCGTCGGGTTCCCGACCATCATTACCAGTTCCGCGCACGGCCTCTCAAACGGGGACGTTGTGGTCTTGTCCGCATTCGCTGGCGCTTCTGCGGCGCTCATGAATGGGCAAACCGTGGTCGTCCAGAACGTCACTACGAATACGCTCGCACTCGACATCGACACCACGGGCGGGACGCTGACTGCTGCGAACGGCACGCTGACGCCCGTCGCGCTGAGCAACATCGCCGAGGTCAAGACTTTCTCCGGGTTCGACGGGCAGGCGAGCGAAATCGACGTGACGCACCTTCAGAGCACCGCGAAAGAGTTCCGACTCGGGCTGGTGGATGAGGGCGGCTTCTCGTTCGAGATGAACCAGATCAACTCGGACGCGGGCCAGACTGCATTGCGCGCAAGCCGCGATGCCGGGACGATCAAGCAGTACGTGTTGACGTTCCCGAACGCGGAAACGGCGACCTTCAGCGCGTTCGCGAAGGGCGTCCCGACTGCCGGCGGAGTCGATGGAATCGTTACCTCTTCCGTGTCGCTGCGGATTTCCGGCTCTGTGGTGTGGGCGTAATCATGGCCTTGTCACGCGACCAGATCCTCGAGGCGGATGACTCGACGGCGCAGGAAGTGGATGTGCCGGAGTGGGGCGGAACCGTCCGGGTTGCCAGCATGACCGGTGCCGCCCGCGACGCGTGGGAGAACGCGCTCGTCAAACGGGAGGGCGGCAAGATCACGCCGAACCTCGATGACGTACGTGCGCGCCTCGTTGCCGCGACGGTGGTCGACGATGCCGGCACCCTGCTGTTCTCGGCTGCCGACGTTCGTCGCCTCAGCCTCAAGTCCGCCAAGGCGCTCGACCGCGTATGCAAGGTCGCGCAGCGCCTGAACGGGCTGACGGCCGAGGACCTGGAGGACGCAAAGGGAAACTGAGGCGGCGCCCCGAGCGCCGGTTTTATTTCCAACTCGCCGAACGCCTCGGGATGCCGGTCGGCGAGATGCTGCGCCGCATGTCATCCGCGGAACTGACGGAATGGATGGCGTATTACGCGATGCAGTCCGAGCAGGCGCCTGACAGTCCGATCGTTGAAGACGCGGAAGCGCACACACAGAAACTCAAGGCCGCATTGTTCAAAGGGGCGAAGTAATGGCGTCACTCGGATCGCTTGTCGTATCGCTTGCCGCGAACACGGCGCAGTTCACCTCTGCAATGGACAGGGCTGCATACCAGCAGGGACAGCGCATGGAACAGATGGAGCGGCGCGCAAAGATCGTTGGCGCGGCAATTGGAGCGGCCATGCTGGCCGGGGCGGCCGCCATTGCTTCGCAAATCAAGCGATCCATCGACATTGCAGAAGAGTTCGAACGCCTTGGTATGCGTACCGAGGCTGTGCTGAAAGCTACGGGCTATTCTGCCGGGCTCACTTCCTCGCAGATCCGCAGCTTTTCCGAGGAGATCGCACTCGGAACCCTTGCTTCGGTCGAGGGAGTTGAGGCTGCATCGCAAAAACTCCTCACATTCAAAAGTGTGACTGGCGAGGTGTTCAAGGAAGCCATCCGCCTATCTCAGGATTTGGCCGCGGTTCGATTCGGAACGCTTGAATCCAATGTGGTACAGCTCGGAAAGGCGCTGGAGAATCCGGTTAGCGGCATCGCCGCCCTGCGCGAAGCTGGGGTCAGCTTTTCCGCAACGCAAAAAGATCTGATTGAAAACTTCATCAAGACGAACGACATCGCCGGAGCACAAGGGGTGGTGCTTGAAGCACTCCGCACGCAAGTGGGAGGGGCGGGCGCTGCTGAAGCTGGAGGCCTTTCAGGCTCTTACGACACGCTTGGGCAGAACGTTCAGACATTCCTGCGCAACGTTGGCAACACCGGCCCGTTGTCTGCGGCAAAGACATTCACCGATCTGCTCGCTCAGTCCGTCGCAAACTATAACGCGGTGCTCTTCAAGTCCGGCCAAGCACAGGTCGACAGCTTGGTGGCAGAGCGGCAACGCCTAAAAGAACGGCAAGAGCGTTTTGCAGGCATTCCTGATGTGTTGAGACTTGGCCTCGCAAAAAACGATGAGGCCAAGATCGATGCAATCAACAAGCAAATCGGCGCGCTTCAAGACCTGCGTATACAGGAGCAGATCGGCGCGCGAAACGCTAAGCAAGCCGCACAATTGGCAGAGCAGCAGCGTAAGGCCGAGGCTCAGCAGGAAGCGGTCCGAGAAAAGGCCGCGGCAACCAAAAAGATCATGGACGCGGCAGCGAAAAGATCTGCCGATCTGCGTAAATCCATCATCGCATCGATCGAGCGAGAAGCAGAGACATTTGGGACTGGCGCACGTAGTGCAAAGCTGTACGAGCTGGCGCTTGCGGGCGCGTCAAAAACGCAGATTGCGGCAGCCAAGGCGACGATCGACAGTATCGAAGCCATGGAGCGGCAGCGAGATCTCGGCGGACAGTACGGCGCAACAATGGGGCAGATCGCAAGCGCCATCGAAACGGCTGACAACTCGACCCGCGATCTAGACGCGGCGCAAGCATCACTGCTCGAGCTGGTGCGCTCCCCGGACTGGGCGAAAATGCCGGAGGCGTGGCAACAGACGGCGATCGCTCAGACCGCAGCCGCGTCGTCTGCGATCAAAGCTGCGGAAGCGCAGGCGTGGCTGAAATCCACGATGGCCTCAACGCCTACCGCGGTGCTCGACATGGCGCGCGAGCGAATGAAGTTCCTGGCGGACGAGTACGAGCGCGGCCGCTTCGGAATCGTTGGGTCTGAGCAGGCTATGCGGGAGTTCGGGGAAGTCGCGAATACCGCGCTTGGCAATGTCGCCGACGAGGCGCGCAAAACCAACAGCGCAATGGATGAGTTCGCGTTGCAGGCCGCAAGAAATATGCAGGACGTGTTCGCAGACTTCTTGTTCGACCCGTTCAAGGACGGGCTCGACGGGATGCTCAAAAACTTCGGGACGATGCTGCAGCGGATGATCGCCGAGGCGGTTGCGGCGGATCTTGCGAACAGGATCATGGGGCCGACCGGGAACGGCAAGGGCGGATGGATCGATCTTGCCATGACTGCGGCGAGTGCCTATTTCGGCGGCACGGGAGGAGGCGGCGCGTCGGCGCCGGCAAACATTTCTCGCGGCGGGTCGTTCTCGCCATCGTTCGATGGGGGCGGATCGACAGGCATTGGCCCGCGCGCAGGCGGCATTGACGGGAAGGGCGGGTTCAATGCGGTCTTGCACCCCAACGAGACGGTCATCGACCACTCCAAGAACCAGACCGTCGGGGCAGCGCAAAACGTCAACATCACGATCAACATGCCATCCGGCACGCCGGCCGAGACGCGGCGAGCCGCTGGCGCTGGCGCGCGTGAAGCGCTCGGCGCGTTCAGCCAAGCACAGAGGTACGCGTAATGCCGAACCCGTTCCTCGAAGAGCGATTGCCGATCGTCGTGCGATACGGCGCGCGATACACGGACGCATACGCCGTCGAGATCACACGCACGGCAGGCGGGCAGGAACATCGTCGCCTCGTGCATGAATTCCCGGAACGTCGCTTCGTCGTGTCGTATGTCCGCGGCAACTCGGAAACCTGGACGACGATCCAGGCGCTCTACCATCGCGCCTATGGCATGTTCGCCGGGTTCCGGGTGCAGGCGATCGACGACTACTCGACCAACGGGCAGACCTCTACGCCGACCGAGTTCGATCAGCTGCTCGACGTGGTAACGGCCGGATCGGTCTTTCAACTGGTCAAGGCCTACGGATCTGGCGGAACTCCTCTCTCGATTGGTCTTCCGAGCCGAGCCATCTTCAAGCCGGTATCCGGATCGACAGTCATCGGCATCCGCAACACGATCACCGGTGACAGCGAAATCGCCGCGTTTTCCGTGGATACGACGACCGGGCAGGTCACGCTCTCTGCCAACAAGACGCGATCGATCACGGCAATCACGCAGGCGGCATCGGCAGTTCTGACGGTCGGGTCGCACACCTTCGTCGTCGGCGATTCGGTGCATGTGTCCGGCGTGTCCGGCATGACGCAGATCAACGGCCGGCGTGCGGCGGTGACAGGTTTTGACGCGACGACGATCACCGTGGCGATCAACTCGAGCGCGTTCGGCGCCTACACGTCCGGCGGCACCGCGAACACCATCATCCAGTCGGGCGAGACGCTGCACGGCGGGTGCCTGTTTGATCTGCCGTGCCGGTTCGGTTCCGCGCTGGACGTGACTCCGGTCTCGAAAGAGTATCGGGAAACTGGAGAGATAGAGATCGTGGAGCTGATCAACCCATGAAATCCGTCATCGTCGATTACCGCTACCGGTGCCATTGCGTGCGCATCGAATGCACCGGCGGGCTGATTGTCCGCCTGACGGACTACCCGCGCGATCTCGTCATGGACAGCACCGAGGTCTATCTGACGCAGAGCGGCTACCAATTTAGCGGCAATCAGGCCGGCACGAGCATGGCGGCGGCCGTCCTGGACATCGAAGGGGTCGCGAACATCGCTGGCGTGCATCGAGACGCGATCCAGTCCGGCGTATTCGATGGAGCGAGGCTCTACGCGTTCGCGACCAACTGGCGAACGCCTGTCGAGAATGAGGAGCCGATCGGCGCGGCGATCCTCGGGAAAACGACGATTCTTGATGACCACTACCGAATCGAAATGATGTCGTTGGTCGACGCGCTGAACCAGTCCGTCGGCGACACCTATAAGGCGGCCTGCCCGCACGAGTTTGGCGACGCCGGGTGCACGGTCGATCTCGGGCCGATCACCGTGACGGGCATCCTTACCAGCGTCACCAGCAATTCGGTCGTCCGGGACTCCGCTCGAGCGGAGTCGCTGGACTACTTCGGCGCGGGCACGATCGCTTACACCAGCGGCGACAACGCAGGGCTGAAGCCGCTGGAAATCAAGTCGTATTCGGCGGACGGGACGGTCGAGACGTTCGAGCCCGCTTATTACGCCGTGCAGATCGGGGATGCTTACTCGATGGTTCCTGGGTGCAGAAAAAGGCGATCCGAGGACTGCCGAGACAAGTGGGACAACGTTCTAAATTTCTTCGGCTTCGCGGACATCCCCACGAGCAGCCAGTACGCGCAGGTCGGCACCAAGTGACGATCGCCGACGAGATCCTTGCCGCCGCGCGGTCCTGTCTCGGCACGCCGTTCCGCCATCAAGGTCGCTTGCCCGGTGTCGCGCTCGACTGCGCGGGCCTGATCTGCCACGTGTGTGAATCCATCGGAGTGCCCTACACGGATGAGCAGGGCTACTCGCGACTGCCGCACCACGGCCGGCTGCAGGCTGCGCTCGATGCTCAGGAGTCGCTGGCGCGGGTGAGCGACCCTGCGCCGGGAGACGTGCTGCTGTTCCGGTTCAAGACCGAACCGATGCACCTTGGCATCTATGCCGGCGAGACGCTCATCCATGCCTATGAGCAGTCCGGGAAAGTGTGCGAGCACCGGATCGATGATGCGTGGCGCGCTCGGATCGTGCAGGCATACAAGATTGTGAGGCCAGATCATGGCTAGCGCCGGCCAAGCCATTGGCGCTGTAATCGGCGCCATCATAGGGTCTTTCACGCCGGTCGGTCCGATCATTGGCGCGCAGATCGGGATGACCATAGGCGGGATGCTGGACCCGCCAAAAGGCCCGACGATACGCGGCCCGAGGCTGTCCGATCTTAGGGTCCAGACTGCAACCTACGGCGTAAACATCCCAAGGATTTATGGAACGGTTGCGACCTACGGAAACGTATTCTGGGTTGAAAACAACCAACTACGCGAAAGCGTAAAGAAGAAGAAATCCGGAGGGAAGGGCGGCGGCGGCGGCTCGACAATCAAGACCTATTCCTACTCCGCGACCTTTGCCGTGGGACTGTGCAAAGGACCGATCGCGGGCGTTCGACGGGTGTGGGTTGGGTCGAAGCTAATCTATGACGCAGGCGCGGCAGACATCGAGTCCATTATTGCAAGCAATCGAGCGGCCACCAGCTTTGCCATCTATACAGGGTCAACAACCCAGATGCCGGACCCGAGAATGCAGGCGGCTATTGGCGCGACCAATTGCCCGGCTTACCGAGGCCTTGCTTACATCGTCCTGTATGACTTCCCGTTGGCTGACCACGGCAATTCGTTGCTCGGCGCGCAGGTTAAGGTGGAGGTCGTTTCCGTCGCGACCGGCGAAGGATTCCGGATGATTTCGCAGCATGATGCGACGTCTCCGTTTTCGGCTTCGGCCAGCCTTTATGCGATGTCGTATCGGTATCACGAGCCGCTGCTGTATTACACGGTGCCGCAGAACGACTCACGACTTACATCTGGGTTGGTCGCCGTCGATACCTACAATGTGCTGACGGATACGGTTACGCGAATCAACTCAGGGCTGTCTGTATTGGACTCTAATTGGGGGAATGGCTCCGGGAAAAGCGACACGGAGTATTTCGGCACCAAAGACTATAACCCCGGCGTGGTTAGTACATCAATTGGCGGTGCGATTGAAGACACGCTAAATAGTTTTGGACAGTACTACGCGATTCGCAACGGTGAGTACTACACGATTCGCGCCGACGGATCGATGAGGGCCTACACGGTGGGGCCTGTAATAACCTTGGCCCGTACATACACAGGACCCTTCACGCCGAACATAGCAACGTCGTCTTATCAATGGGCAGTTGGTGTAACGGATGATCACGTTTATTTCGGGGTGGTGAACAGTACCCCATCCCATGTGATACTCAAGTTTGAAATTTCCGGGAACTTTGTTGCGCAGGTGAGCGCGCCGTCCGGGCTTGCTGCGATGAGCGTGCATGCGGACGATGAGATTTATTTTCCGATTGGCACATCGCTGTATGTGACTCGGGATTTTTTCGCGACGACAGAATTAATCGGAACACAAGATCGGATATCGAATCCGGCAATCGGTGATTTTTCTTGGAACGTTTTTGTTCCGGCTCCAAACGTGTATCTAGTGTGCTCATCGAGCCCGCAGGGCGCAGGCAGTGGAGTAATGCGGATCACGCTCTATACCGATGCGCCGACGATTTCTGGTGAAACGGTACTGCTGTCGGAAATCGTTCAGGCTGAGTGCCTGCAATCCAACGTCCTGACGGCCGGCGACCTGGATGTAACCGCGCTAACCCAGCAGGTCAGAGGCTACCGGGTCACGCAAACGGGGGCGATCCGGGGCGCGCTCGAACCCCTGCAAGCGGCATGGCCCTTCGACGTGGTTCAGTCCGGATACGAACTAAAGTTCGTGCCGAGGGGCGGGTCTTCTGTCGCAACAATCCCGGCCACGGACCTGGACGCGCGACAGGACAGCGAAGCGCCCGGCGTGCAACTCACGATCTCGCACGAGATGGATACGCAGTTGCCGCGAGAGGTCCGGGTTAAATACCTGGACGTGACCCGCGAATACGACGACGGCGACCAGCCCGCGACACGACAGAACACCGACTCGATCCACATCCGAGACGTGGAACTGCCCATCGTGCTCAATGCGGTCGAGGCTGCGGGCATGGCTGAGGTCTTGCTGTACCTCTACTGGTTGGAACGCCGCGACGTGCAATTCAAATTGCCGCCGAGTTACCGTGCGTTGGAGCCTGCGGATGTCATCACGATCACTGGCGAGTGGGGCGAATACTCGCTGCGCCTGACGGGCGTGCATCTGCTGTCAGACGGGCGCCTGGAGTGTTCCGCGAAATACAACGCGCCCGCGATCTACACGCCGACCGCCGTTGGCGCAGAAGGGGAAAGCACCGGGCAGGTAATCGCGCTCGATGGGCCGAGCCTATACGCGTTGCTCGACGTGCCGTTGATGCGCGACGAGGACGACATGCCGGGATTCCCGGCGGCGATGAGCGGCTACACGACGGGATGGCCGGGCGGGATCATCTTCCAGTCGCCCGATGATGGGCAGACGTGGGAGGACGTTCAGGGTTTTACCGGGCCGGTGCCGATTGGCTACGCGCGCGACACGATCGGCGCAGGTCGGACCGACATCATCGATACCGCAAACCGTTTGCAGGTCGGCATGGTGGCGGGCGAACTCGAGAGCGTGTCGCAGCTGACCATGTTTGCCGGCGCGAATCATTTCGCGTATGGGGCTCATGGCCGTTGGGAAATCATCGGCGCGGCGAACTGCGTATTGCAAGGCGACGGGTCTTACATCCTGTCCGACTTCCTGCGCGGTCGATTCGGTACCGAGCAGTACATGACGACGCACGTGGCGGGCGATCAGCTTGTGCTGCTGACGGATGGCGACATGGGGTTTGTCGCCGTCCAATCCTCGTCGATCGGATCGGCGCGAAGCTACCGAGGCATCACCGCCGGCAGGACCATTGACGACGATGCGGACCGCAGTTTTACCTACTCCGGCGTCAATCTCGAATGCCTGAGCCCGGTGTATCTCAACGGCAACAGGCATCCCACGACGAACGACTGGACCCTTACCGCGATTCGTCGCGGCAGGGTGTCGCCTGCGTGGCGGGATCTTGTCGATGTGCCTCTTGGCGAGGCGTCAGAGTCATACGAATGGGATATTTTCAGCGACGGAACTTACACGACTCTGAAGCGCACTCTGGCGAGCTCGACGCTGACTGTCGGGTACGCGTCTGCCCTGCAAGTAACCGATTTCGGCTCGAACCAATCGACGCTGCACCTGAAAATCTACCAGCTCAGCGCATCGGTCGGTCGAGGCTATCCGCTCACGACATCCATCACGAGGTAAGGCATGGCCGACTCTACGACCAATCTAGACCACATCACATCCAGTCAGCCGTTGAAGGAGGTAACGGCCAATGCCTTCTTTGACTCCGCCAGCCGAGCGGCCGATTTCGGGCGGCGCGCCTCGACCAGCTCCGGACTGACGTGGGGCTACCACGGCACGCCGCGATGGTACGTCAATGCCACGGCAACCGCGAAGGCCAACACGACGCTCACGCTCACGGCATCGAGCACGCGCTATGTCGCATCCGACCGCGCGCTCGCCGTCACCGAATCCGTAACGGCGTTTCCGGCAGACAAGCTCGCGCTCTACCGGGTCGTCACCGGCACCGCGACCGTCACGAGCTACGAGGATCACCGCGACCTGCATCACAGGATGCGGTTCCTGTACGGACGATTCACGCTCGCAATGGCGGACGCGAACCAGACGCTCACGTATGAGCAAGCGATGTGCGAATCGATGGAACTGACCGGGGCGCTGACCGCGCTGCGGGATGTGACCGTGCCGCTGGTGCCTCGGTCCTGGACGGTGTTCGCGAACGTGACGGGCGGGCTCGGGGTTCGGGTCATCGGTGCGAGCGGGACCGGCATCACAGTTGCAGATGGGAAACGGGCAATCGTGGAATGCGATGGCGTGAATGTTGTCCGGCTCACTGCCGACGTTTGACGGGCGCGAAATGACCGATCACGCAACCGTGGCGCAGCACGGCGCCGACCTTGCCGTTCGCATCACATCCGTGTCGACCTACGCATCAGCGACCGGGACGATGTATTTCGGGCTGACGCTCAACGAGATCGGCGTGCTGTTCGGCATCCTCGCGACCGTGATTACGCTGGCGGCAAACCTGATTTTTCAGCGCAAGCGCGACCGCAGGGAAGAGGAGCTTCATCGGCGGAAAATGCACGAGGGATCTAGGGAGGCAACGTGAGCGCCTACAACTGCCTCGAAGACGCACTCGACCGCTGGCATACCCGGCATGGATACATCGTATTCCGCTGCTCGGAGCATGCATGGAGCGAGGCGCAGCCGCGGTGGGTGCTGCCGCATGCGATGCACATCGACACCGCCGGGCGCCTGACAAGCTACGTGCCTCACGGAGATTTGCCGCACCCGCTGCATGCACTGTTTCCCGGCTTTGAGGGCAAGGTCATCGACCACGATCCTGCACCTGCGGCGCCGATGCCGCTGCGCGGGATCCTGATCGGCTCGTGGCTCCTAGCGCTAGGCGCGACGTGCTGGGCGGTGTCGGTGCTGTGGCGACGGTGGAAGGCCAAATGATCAACCCGCGTGTTGCCGTAGCCGCGCTCACGCTGTCGGCATCGGCTTTCGTCGGAATCGTCTTGAGCGAGGGCTACACCGAGACGGCGATCATCCCGACCAAAAACGATCGCCCGACCGTGGGGCACGGCAGCACGTTCCACGCGGATGGAGCCCCGGTCAAGATGGGCGACAAGACGACGCCGACGCGCGCGCTGGTCACGGCTCGCGCGCACATTTCGAAGGAAGAGGCGATCTTTCAGCGGTCCTTGCCGGGGGCATCGCTGCACCAGGCCGAGTATGACCTCTACATGGACTGGGTCTATCAGTACGGCACCGGGCGATGGTCGGGCTCGAGCATGCGCCGGCACATCCTCGCGGGTGACTACCGGGCCGCTTGCGATGCGCTGCTGCTCTACAAGCTCTCAGGCGGCTACGACTGCACGACACCTGGCAACAAGGTTTGCGCGGGCGTCTGGACGCGGCAACTCGAGCGGCACGCGAAGTGCATGAAGGCGCAATGATGGATCGCAATGGCTGTGCGGTGCGGAAGACAAGCCACCATGATCAACGAGGGGCACCCGGCATTCCTGTAACCAGGTGGATCGGGTAAATCCAGTCAGGAGCCCCTCACCCAACAAGGAGCACGGAATGTGGGATCAGTATCGATCGGATTGGGAATCGCTGTGCTGGTGGCCGGCCTATCTGCTTGGACTGGCTACGGCCACGGCATCGATGTGGAGCGCGGCCGTGCCGCCATTGCCCTGCAAGCGGCAATCGTCGTCACTCATCAAGCTGCACATCAAGACGCTGAGGCTGAATCCGAACGCCGGATTGCGGCAGCCCTACGAAATGCAGGGCAGGCCGCTGCATCTCGTGCCGCAAAACTCAAAGGCCAGCTGAATGCCGCGCGCGCCGATGCTCGCCCTGATTGCCGCTGGCCTGATGACCGGGTGCGCGACATCTCCGCAAGCATCGATTCCGCAAACGCCGGTTCCGACGCAGCGACCCACGGAATGCCTCACCACGTGTCCGCTGCTGCCGGTCCTCGCTGACGGCGACGAGATTGCCGTCGTGATCTGGATGCACGAGCTCATCGAAACCGCCGGGCAATGCCGGCGGATGCACGAGGCGTGCCGAAACGCACGCTGAGCGGATTATGTGTCGACCGGATCAGGCGCCCCGTCGATCCGATCCCGCACCCACTTAGCCCCGCCGAGCTGCGCCAGTTTCATCCGCTGGGCGGGCGTCATCCGCAGGGATACGGTGACGGTCTCCTGTCCGACTTTCACCGGCTTGCGGCCCTGACCTCTGCCGGGGCCTCCGCGCTTGGTTGCGGTCATTCGTCGTCCTCAACGGGCGGAAGCATTCCTGCCAGCACTCCGGTTACGGCATCGGCGAATCGACGAGCCTTTTCGGTGCTCTCGCAGGTGACCCGAAAGCCCCTGTCCATGTATTGCCCCTGCACTCGCAGGGTAACGGCCCGGCCGCCCTGCAGCTCGGTCATTCCGCCGGCCGCCGGCCTCGGTCGCGCCGTCCTGTCCCATCCGTGCAGATGCACGATCAGGGGTTTTCCGGAGACAGCCCGCCGGTGCATCTGATCGCCCTCGTCGGTGAGTGACTGGACCTCGTCGTATGCGGACCTGATGAATTCAATCGGTGTCATGATTTTCCCCTTTCAGTCCAGATTCCCGTATCCGGTGTCCATCGTCTGCTGATCGTCGGCACTGACACGGCGCGACGCAATCTCTGCAGCGTAGTCTCCGACCCGTCCTGCGTCCGTCCATTCACCGCACTTCCGGACCCGAACGTTTCCGTTCGGGCGAATCATTACCTGCTCGTACCCGATGGCGATCAGGTGGTCGATTACAGTTTTGCGAAGATCCATCTCGCTCCCCTTGTCTGTTTGCTTACTGTGATTCTATTGTAGTGCGGAAACAAACAAGACGCAAGGATTATTTGTAGTGCGGAAACATCAATCGAGCTTGTCCGCAAGGTCGCCCATGCTCACCCGTATGTCATGCAGGAAACCGGTTACAAACGCGAGGCGCAAACCCATCAAACACGCTGGTTTTAGACTGGTTTTTTGGAACGGATCGAGGCATAAATATTTGATTGCGAATAGTTTATTCCCTGATTCGTAATCAGGTGATGCTCTAGCAATGGCGCAGCTTTCGGGGGTAGTGGTTACAAATCGGTTCCAAACTCGCCGCTTTAGCTCAGTTGGTAGAGCAGCCGCTTCGTAAGCGGCAGGTCATCTGTTCGAGTCAGATAAGCGGCACCATCAGCGTACCGGCTTCGCGGTCTTTCCTCGGCGCCTGCGGTAGATCCCCGCCGTCGTCGTCTCGCTCGCATGCCCGAGCAATTCCTGCGCATCGCGCACGTTGCCGATGTCCGTCGCGGCTTTCGGGCGGAGATCCCGGAACTGCCACGTTTCGCCGCTTGCGATGCGCGCAGCATCGAACCGGTCGCGCATCATCGTTTGCGTCATCGGCTGTCCGGTGTCGGTCTGCACGAGGTACCGGCCGACGGCAGTTCGGGGGCGCTTGATCATCCGGTCGATGACCGCCGACAGCTCGCCGGTGATCTCGATGCCGACCTTGGCGCCGGTCTTCCCCTGGCTCACGAGCAGATGCCCGTCGACGATGTGGTCGCGGGTCATCTTGCGCACGTCTGCGGGCCGCTGGCCGGTGAGTCGGGCGAGGTCTAGCGCGTCCTGCAGCTCCGTGCAAGCCACGTCCCACAGCGCCTGATACTGTTCGTCCGTCACATAGATATCGCGCCCGGCTTCTCTGTTCTTGCGGACCCCTGCGCACGGGTTCGTCGCGCCGGTGATCCCGCGTTCTCGAGCCCAATTGAACACCAGCGATAGCGTCGCGACCTCGCGATTGCCGGACACCTTCGCGGTGCGCTTGTCTAGGTACTCGCGGATGTGCTGGGGCTCAATCTGACTGAGCGATGCACGGGCAAACGCTGCATCGAGCCGATCCAGTGCGGCATCGTATTCGCGCTGCGTCTTCGGGGATTTACCTGCGAGGCCTTCGCGCCGGTAGCGGGCCGAGACCGTCAGCCATGCATCCGACCTGGCGAGCGTGCCGCGCTTCTCGAGTTCTGCCCACTTGGTCTTTGCAGAACTCAGGTCCGAGCCGAGCGGGATCGCTCCACCGGTGCGGGTGCGGTAGTAGTAGTGCGTCACGCCGGACTTCATGACGCGCCGGCTCATGCGCGGCGGCAGGTCGCGATTCTTCGAGGTTTTCGGACGGCCCATCTCACGCGACCTTGCCAAGTTGGAACCCTCCATCGTTATCGCGTTTCGGCGATCCGTCAATCGCAGACCTCGGGACTACCGGTCTTCCGGTAGCAGCGATCCAATGCCGGATTCCGTTGCGCGTGAGCCATCGAATCTGAGCGCGAGCGACCTTGTATCCGGTCAGATCGCGCATCTCGTCAGGCGTCAGGAACACGCGCGCCATCCGTTGATTTCGTTGGTCATGTCGTCGCATCCATTCCAACCGCGTCCCGCACGAGATCGAGCTGCGTGCGGAGATCGACGATCTCGAAAAGATGATCGCGATAAATGGCTGCGTGTTTTTCGAGCGCCTCGCGCAGCCGCGTGTTCTCGGCT